CCACAATGCGGCCAAATTACTTTGTGCCGGGTCAATCTGTTGTTGTAACCGGGGCCGGAGCCTACAACGCGACCTATACAGTCACCGATGATCGTATTGAGCCGTACACATTTACAGCTGCAACAGCGGCGGCTGATCGAGACTACCCATTGCCGTTTATTCCTTCAGCATTGGCTACCTTATCCGGTGGATCAGCCGCATCGCTTTACGCAAGCACGCCACCAATTGAAAATGCAATCTTGGTGGTAGCGGTTGAGATTTTCCAGAGCATCACAGCTCCCGGCAATCAGATCATGTCAGATAATTTTCAGCCGTCACCATTTGTCTTGGGTCGCAGCTTGAGCAACAGAGTAATTGGCTTATTGGGGCCATTTTTGGATGTTGAAACGATGTGCCAATGACCATCGAGGCCGACATCCGCACACCATTGCAAACCACACTTTCAACCATTGCGGCCAATGTGTATAACGGTATTCCCGAGACAATGACTAGCCCATCTATTTGTTTGGTGCCGGGTACGCCATATTTGGAAAGTGTTTTGATTAACGGATCAACCACAAAAGTAAGAATTAATTTTAATGTTACAGGTGTTGTGGGTTACTCTAACAATGCCGCCGCTTTAGACAATCTCGAACAATTGATGATCAGCATCATTAGCACAATGCCATCCGGTTATGAAGTTGGCGATGTGAGTTCACCACAACCATTGGAAGTCGGTGCCGGTAAATATCTTACGGCCGATTTACAAGTTAGCACCTATTACACCGACTAAGGAGAAACCATGCCAACAACAATAATCACCGGCAGAGACATCACTTTCACCATTGATGGTGATGATTTCGATGCTCAAGCTACATCAGCCACTTTGACTGTTGATTCAACAATCAACACATACCAAACACTTGATGGTAAAGCGTATTTTACAACAGACACTCAAGGCTCATTTGCCGTTGAAATGCTGGCAGATTGGGGAGCAGCATCATCATTGTGCGAAGCGCTTTGGACAGCTGCAACTAGCGCACCAAACACCGGACTTCCGGTGGTATTAGTGGCAGACACAGGCGCATCATTTGCGTTTGATGTTCAGCCAATTTTGCCATCAGCTGGAGGCACGGCACCGGATGCACAAACTGTTTCATTAGAATTCACTTGTGTAACAACACCTGTTGCAACATTTAGCTAAAAAAGGAGATCGGGAGCAAAATGAAATTACCAATCATAATTGAGTATGGGGATGGTCTATCTGAAACTTACACGGCACAACCGCCGGAGTGGGCAAAATGGGAGACCAAGACTGGCTTTACAATTCAGCAAGTTCAAGAAAAACTTGGCATTGCTGATTTGATGTTTTTGGCATATCACGCCATGAAGCGTGAAGCCGCTGGAAAGCCAGTCAAGTCGTTTGAAATTTGGATGGAAACAGTCACAGATGTGACCACTGGAGATGGCAACCCAAAAGTCATCAGCGCGGAAGCATAAATCGTCTCATTGTTGAACTCGCAATAGCGACACAAATACCAATGAGCGAATGGCGAAGCGCAGAGGACATTCTTACGGCGTTGGAGATATTGGAGAAGCGAAATGGCTGAGGATGCAATAGCTTATGACAAAGCCGATTTGCGGCGTATCTATGGCGCGTTTAAGGCTATGGATGATGAAGCTGTTGCAGCTGCCAAACAAGAATCAAATGCTTTGGCTACTTACTTGCAAGGAAAGATTCAAACGGCTGCCGGATCAGCCAATAATCAGGTGGCGCCTAGAATTGCCGCTGGATCGCGCGTTTCTAAATCATCAAAAACTGGTGAAATTTTATTTGGGTTTGCAGCTCAAAAATTATCCGGCGGTGGCACGACTCAACAACTTTGGGGCGGTTATGAATTTGGATCGAACAAATTCAAACAATTTCCGGTTTGGTCTGGCACTCAAGGCCGTGGCTCAAAAGGCTGGTTTATCTATCCGACTTTGCGCGCCGAGCAGCCGAATATCATCGCTCAATGGGAAAATGCATTTTCTAAGATATTAAAGGAGTGGTGATGGCAGTCGGTGGATCGCGCACGTTAAAGCTCACAATTCTTGGCGATGTAGATAATCTCAAGAAATCGCTACAAGCTGCCAATTCTGATGTTGAAAATTCAAGCTCTCGTCTCGGTGATTTCAGCAAAAAAGCGGGACTTGCTTTCGCCGCAGCTGGAGCCGCTGCCGCTGTTTATGCTGGCAAATTACTCGTTGATGGAGTCAAATCAGCCATCGAGGATGAAGCTGCACAAGCCAAACTAGCAACCACTTTGCGAAATGTAACTGATGCAACAGATGCACAGATTAAATCAACTGAGAATTTTATTCTAAAAACTTCATTGGCAACAGGAATCAGCGATGATCAATTGCGGCCATCTTTGGAACGATTAACGCGCGCCACTAAAGACGTTGAGGAGGCTCAGAAGCTTCAATCACTCGCAATCGATATTTCAGCCGGTTCTGGCAAAAGTTTGGAAGCCGTTTCAAATGCGTTGGCCAAAAGTGCCGAAGGCCAAAATACGGCGCTTGGAAAATTAGGCGTTGGCATTGATGCTGCTACTTTGAAAACAATGTCATTTGATGAAATCCAAAAAACTTTGGCCACGACTTTTGGCGGTCAAGCTGCCGTTGCAGCTGAAACATTTCAAGGCAAGATGGATCGTCTGAAAGTCGCATTTGATGAAGGTAAGGAAACTGTTGGATCATTTGTGCTCGATGCCATTACGCCAATGGTTACATTTTTTATTGATAATGTTGTTCCGGCAATTCAAGCGGTGGCTAGTCAGATAGGTGAAAATCTAAAACCTACTTTTGAAGCTTTATCAACATTTTTTACAGAGACATTAATTCCAGCATTTACATCGTTTTGGGCGTTTTTGAGCGAGTTTATTGTTCCAATTATTGGTGCGGTACTTCAACCAATTATTGATGCACTTCTTAAGACATTTAAATCAATTTCCACATCCATATCAAACAACAGCGACAATTTTGCAACCTTTTACAAAAACATTCAACCAATTGCCAAATTTGTAAAAGACATTTTGGCACCGGCGTTTGGAACAGTATTGGGTACAGCACTCACAGTTGTGGGCAAATTGGCATCAACATTGATCACTTTATTTGGAAAAGTTCTCGGTGTTATCAATGCAGTTGTTGATGCGGTTCAAGCACTCATTAATCTTGTCAAAAATAATCCACTTGTCCGAGGAATCGGCAATGTAATTGACAGAGTGTTTGGCGGCGGTAAAGCAATGGGTGGGCCAGTTTCTGGAGGTACTTCATACCTTGTCGGCGAGCGTGGGCCGGAATTATTTACACCAAATTCAAACGGCATGATTACCCCAAATAATCGCATGGGTTCAGGAAGCAACATTATTAACATTAATGTGACCGGAGCCATCGATCCGGAAGGCACAGCTCGCAGCATTGTCAATGTACTCAATAACAGCTTCTATCGTGGCACAGGCGGCGCAAATAGTTTGCAATTCTCATCATGACCGTATTTAATCCAGTATGGCGCGTAACTATTGGCGGCGTGCAGTATGAAACTGCTATTTTGGCAAATCTTACAATTTCAAGCGGCCGAACAAACATTTATGAGCAAGCCCAAGCCGGCTATGCAAACCTTGAGCTGATTAACCTTGACCAATCAAATGTGCTAATCGAGATTAATAATTCACTCACCATCGAACTACAAGATTCCACAGCGACCTATGTGCCAATCTTTGGCGGCTCGGTTGTTGATGTAGGCATCTCGGTGGCCGAGGTTGGATCGGTTGATTATGCACAGCGCATTAACATCATTGCATTGGGTGCATTGGCCAGATTGCCAAAGGCTTTGACCGATGGAGTGCTCGCAGATGACTTTGATGGGGATCAAATTTTCACAATCTTGAGTCAGGTTTTATTTGCTCAATGGCAAGCTGTTCCAGCGGCTTTGACATGGGCAAGCTATGAGCCAACCGAACAATGGCAAGACGCTCAAAACACTGGATTGGGCGAGATTGATCGACCGGGTAACTATGAGCTTGAGAATCGCACATCCGACCGGATTGATGTTTATTCTTTGGTGGCAGCTTTGGCCACATCAGGATTAGGTTACATTGGCGAATCCGCTACAGGTCAAATTTTTTATGCAGATTCGACACACCGCACAAATTATCTTGCCGCCAATGGATATGTTGAACTCACAGCCAATCACGCTTTGGCATCAGGATTGAGTATTCAATCGCGAACCGGCGATGTGCGAAACAACATCACTCTTAAATACGGCAACAATTCAGCATTGGAAGTAAGTGCCGAGGATGTTGCATCCATTGGACTTTATGGGCAACTAGCACAGATTTTTACGACAACTGTTAAGCATCAAGCGGATGCCCAAGATCAAGCGGATTTTTATTTAGAACTCAGAGCTTATCCACGCTTTAATTTCAACAACATTACCTATGAGCTGACAAACCCAGAGCTTGATGATGCCGATCGCGATGATTTGATTAATGTGTTTATGGGTATGCCAGTCGAGATTTCCGACCTGCCACTTAACATGAATTCTGGCGATTATCTGGGTTTCGTTGAAGGCTGGACATTTTCTGCCCGTTATAATCAGATTAACATTTCAATGATTTTGTCACCGATTTCATTCTCATTGCAAGCCATGCGATGGAATGATGTCCCGGTGGTAGAGCAATGGCAAACAGTCAATCCAACTCTGGATTGGATCAATGCCACAAATGTGGCGTAAGGAGAAAACATGAGCAATCCAACGAGCAATTTTGGATGGCAGATGCCAACGGCCACAGATTTGGTCACGGATTTGCCAGCTGATTTTGAGGTATTTGGTCAGGCGGTTGATACTGACTTTGTTGAT